AGGAACACATATTAAAAATTTACTAAAACAGTTTTAAATAGAGAACAAATCGAGTACAATCTCGATATGGAAGTTTTAAAGAAATTAGATCGTAGGAAAATAAAGCCTAAGTTTATAGGAACTAAAGAGCAAAAAGCTAAAGGACAAGGCAAAGTCGTGATGATTAATGTTGCTGAGTCTAGCCTAGACTTATTGCGGTCTAAAAAAGTCTTAAATACTGTTCAATATTATACTGCATTGAGATTTCGCAGATTATGGGAAAAAAGTCGTATTGGAAGTTATACTGCTAACTTTAATTATATTGGTGGTGGTAATCAATGGCAATCAATGGCTGAAGATCGAATTGACGCTATATATAAGTTAAGTCGTAGTCATACTTGGTTAGGTGATTTTGGATTTCAACTAATGTATAGAGTATGTGTAGAAGATTTTAATTTAAAAGAAATATCAGCTATGTATCAGTTTAAAAAGGGTTATGCTGGTGATCGACTCAGAGAAGCCGCTGAAGAATTAAAAAAGTTTTTCGATCAAGCAATTTAATGTTTGACTTTGTCGTCAGACTATGAGATAAATTGCTATACTACCATTCGTGTAGATATACTATTCATAAAAACATCATTTTAGGGGAGCAAGTTATGCCATATCATACTGGAAAACATAGTAAAACTATGAAAAAAAAGAAGAAGAAAAAGAATAAGAGAAAATAATGGTTAAGGTAGCTTCTATTAAAAATATTATCTCTGATCTAAAACCTAGACAACAAAAGACGATGAGAACTCACGCTAGACACCATACACTAAAACATATGCGATCTATGGCGAGAGATATTAAAAAAGGTCGAACATTTAGACAAGCTCATATATCAGCTATGAGAAAAGTAGGAAAATAATGGCTAAGAAACTCAGAAAAGTTGCTAAAGATAAAAAGACTAGCGTACCAAAAAAATATTTATCTGGATTAAAAGGTGCTAAGAGAACTAGACGAGCTAGTTTAATTAAGAGAGTATCTAACCTTTATAAAGCTGGTAAACGTATTCCTAAAAACCTATTAAAATCAAGGACTAAAGCCTAATGGTGAAAAGAAAACCTTTATCTGCTAGTGTAAAGGCAACACTTAAAACTAAAGCAAAAGCGTCTAAAAGATATACCTATGGCACTCTTGCTAAAGTTTATCGTAGAGGACAAGGAGCTTTCTTAAGTGCTGGATCACGGAGAGTACCAATGGCGGCTTGGTCGATGGGACGAGTTAATTCATTTCTAAGAGGCTCAAGAAAACACGATTTAGATTTACGGAAGAAAAAACGCAAATGAAAGTTATTTGGATTATTACTGTATTGATGTGGTATCAAAATATCGACACTCCAATTACAACAGAATATTTATTAAAATCTTTTGAGACTAAGGTTGAATGTCTAGATTATGTGTTCTGGAATAAAAAAACCTTAGTACAACAATTAACTGCTGAACACGGAGCAAGAGAAGCCGAACTATTAAAAACTTGGGCTTTCTATTGTGAAAACAGACCCTTAGAGGAAGTGTGAAAAAAATTGAATTACCAGAATTTATTAGGTTATCTCATTACCGCATAAAACTAATTAAAATTAACAGTCATATATGCTATGAAATTGGAGAGCAACAAGGCTCTTTTCATAGTAAACAAATGATTATATATGTTGATGAAGATATTATTGAAGAAGGCGGCTCGATTGCTGTCGATTTAGTCAAGCACGAGATTTTACACGCTATCTATTATGTGAGACAACTAGAAGGTAAAAACGAAGAAGATATTGTAAATGGTATGGCTACACACTATACCGAGATCGAAAAGAACAATCCAGACTATGTGAGGTGGAAACTTCAGAATTTAAATGCAGATTGAAAATATACAAAGATATATAGGTGCTGATGTAAGCAAAGATCGAGAGAAAGATGATTTTTATGCAACACCCCAATATGCAGTTGAGGCTTTGTTAAAACAAGAAACATTTGATGGAAATATATGGGAATGTGCTTGTGGTGATGGTGCATTAAGTGAAATATTAAAAAAAAATAATTACGATGTATATTCAAGCGATTTGATTGATCGTGGGTATGGAGAAACAGGAATAGATTTTTTACTTACTAATAGAAAAGCAGACAATATAATTACCAACCCACCATTTAAAATTGCTAATGAATTTACTTTAAAAGCCTTTGATATAACTAAAAACAAAATAGCGATGTTTCATAAACTTAGTTATTTAGAAGGTGCAAAAAGAAAAGAACAAATATTTAACAAGAAATACCTAAAGAATGTTTATGTATTTAGTAAAAGAGTTACTTTTGAAAAACATTTAGGTAAAAAGGGAAGTGGAATGTTGGCTTTTGCTTGGTTTGTATATGATATGCAATATCAAGGATTACCAACACTAAATTGGATTTAATACTGCATTAGCAGGTTTACTCAAACAAAAGAGGTTAAAATGGGAAGAAAACTTAAACAAGACAACGCACAAGAAAGATTACTAGAAGCAATCAGGAAGGGTCTAACTATTGAGGACGCTTGTGATTATGCAGGTATTGTAAAACAAACTTATTATAATTGGCTTAATAAAGATGTTGAAACAATCAAAGATGAGGTTGCTAAAAAAAATTTTGTGGACTATTTGGACGCTCTAAAAAAGGCTCAGTCAGAATGTCAAATGTATTGTTTAGACTTCCTAATGAAAGATAAATCTTGGCAATCTAAAGCGTGGGTATTAGAGAGAAGATTCCCTGATAGATGGGCTAAAAAAGATATGACAATCAATGAAAATAATGAGAAGGTTATAAACTTTACATATGGCTAAGTATAGAGGACGAGAAGTAAAACTTAACAAACCAAGTCGAGGTGATGTCAAAAAGTTTAAGGTTTTTGTAAGAGATAAGGCAACAGGCAATGTAAAGAAGGTTAATTTTGGCTCTAAGGAAATGAGTATTAAGAAGAGCATACCTGCTAGAAAAAGATCATTTGACGCTAGAATGGGTGGTGTGCTAAAAAGAGTCAAAGGACAAAAGAATTTATCAGCCGCTTATTGGAGTTTACAGGCTTGGAAAAAAGGTTTTAAATTGTGAATGATAATCAAAAGATTATGCAATGGCTCAATCAAACAATTAATGGTTTAAACCCTACTGAGGAAAAAGAGTTTATATTCAGTAGTGAATATGCAGGTCGTAAAGTAAACATAAAAATAAAAATAGATGCCATTAACAACTCCTCAGAAAGAAGTAATACAATCCAAAGCTCGTAACAGAGTATTAATTACAGGGCGTAGATTTGGTAAAACATTTATCGCTATTGGTGAGTTATTAAACTTTGCTTGTAAGAAACCCAGACAAAAAGTCTGGTATGTAGCACCGACTTATAGACAAGCTAAACAAATATGCTGGGCTAAGTTAAAAGAAGTGGCTGTTGAGAATGATTTAGTAAGCTACATAAACGAAACAGATTTAACAATAAGACTACACAATAACTCAGAGATTTCATTGAGGGGTGCTGACAGATCAGCCGATCAATTAAGAGGTGTAGGACTGAATTTTCTCGTATTAGACGAGTTTGCTGACATACCAAGTGAAGCATATTACTCGGTGTTGAGAGCTACATTGTCTGATACCAAAGGCGATTTTTTTGCGTGTGGTACGCCTAGAGGCTATGGCAACTGGGCTTATGACCTCTATATGAAGGGCAAAGAGGATAAGGACTGGAAGTCTTGGCAGTTTACAACACTACAAGGTGGACAAGTAGAAGCTGACGAGATTGAAGCCGCTAAGTCTGATCTTGATGAACGAACATTCAGACAAGAGTATGAGGCAACCTTTGAGACATATGCTGGTGCTATCTATTACAACTTTGATAGAGAGCAAAATGTAAAGAGATTAAAGACTGATGAGACTGCAATTCATATAGGAATGGACTTTAACATTGATCCTATGAGTGCCGCAGTATTTCAGCTTAAAAACAATATTATTAATTTTATTGATGAGATAGTTATCTATTCATCAAACACAGACGAGTTGGTTAAGGAAATCAAAACAAGATACCCTGACCGACAGATAATAGTCTATCCTGATCCTGCTTGTAGGCAACGCAAGACTTCAGCAGGTGGTAAGACTGACTTAAACATATTACAAAACGCTGGATTGACAGTAAGAGTTAAAAATGCACACCCTCAAGTAAGGGATAGGATTAACGCTGTAAATTCACGATTAAAGAATACAAACGATCAGAGAATGATGTTTATTGACCCTAAGTGTAAGAACATTATTAGAGGATTGGAAAGACACCTTTATAAAGAGGGGACAACGCAACCTGATAAGGATAGCGGATTTGACCATATGAACGATGCCATAGGCTATGCGGTAGATTATTTGTTCCCTATAAGAAAACAATACACAAAACAATTACCTCAGAGATGGAGCGTTAAATAATGTACATAATGAATCAAAATATGGAGTCATTAATTCGAGACAAAGAATTTATTGAAAACAAACACGATAACTATGATCTAATGATCCCTAGATGGAATTTTTATTTAAGATCATACTTAGGTGGAGATGAATACCGATCAGGTGGCTTCTTACACGAATACGCATTGGAACTAGATTTAGAATATCAAAACAGAATTAATTACACACCAATAGACAATCATTGTAGAAATATCATAAGTATTTACTCAAGTTTTCTATTTAGAGTACCACCAACAAGAGATTATGGCGTATTGGAGAGTGATCCTAGTTTAGAATCATTCTTAAGTGATACAGACCTTGATGGACAGAATTTTAATGCTTTTATGAAGAACGCACAGACTTACGCTGGTGTTTATGGGAATGTATGGATATTTGTAGATAAACCAGAAAGCAACGCACAAACTAGAGCAGAAGAACTTAACCAAGATATAAGACCTTACTTAACGATGGTAACACCTGATAATGTTATGGATTGGCACTATATGAGAGCCGCAAGTGGTCGTTATGTGTTGGATTATATTAAGGTTAGAGAAGAAGTTACATCAGATGGGACATATTTTAGAATATGGACACCTAATAATATTTCTTATGTATTCGCACCAGAAAGAGGCAAAGTTAAAGTTATTGAAGTAAAGCCTAACCAATTAGGAACTATACCTGCTATTTGTTTGTATAATAAAAGATCACCACGACAAGGTGTAGGCATTAGTGATTTAACAGATGTGGCATTATTGCAACAGTCTATCTACAACGAGTTATCTGAAATGGAACAGCTTATTAGATTATCTAATCACCCTAGCTTAGTTAAAACACAAGGAGTTGAAGCTAGTGCAGGTGCAGGAGCGATTGTTAATATGCCTGATGATTTAGATAGTGGATTGAAACCTTTTCTATTACAGCCAAGCGGATCAAACCTAAGTGAGATTAGATCATCTATTGAGCAAAAGATTGAGATGATAGATAGAGCAACCCATATGTCTGGTGTCAGACAAACTAAAACCCAAGTACAATCAGGGATTGCTTTA